GTTTACGTGGTGCGCTAGTTCAGATCAAAGAACAACTCAATTTCGAATTCAAGGATATGAATTTGACTGGGGATGGTTTCGATGGTTTGAAAGGCTACGAGTATAAGCACATGTTTGAGGTGAACTCTGTGGGTATTCCAATTCCATTCATTGGCCAGGTGGTCGTGCCCAGCAGGGGACGAGCCGAGCTATTCCTCTGTATTCCTGCAGACTATGACAAGTTCGGGACATCACTAATCATCCCATTCGTACATAAATATGGTAACGACGGTAATACATTATCGCGTATCATGGGAGTGTACGTTTGTGGTGGCTGGTATCATCCGGAGTTGGGTCCATGGTTGCGGGAGATGTATGCTGCATTGGCGAAGGTTGTGAAAGCCGCGCCAAGTTCAGAGCTGATGGAGGGGGTGGAGAGCGAAATGTGGGACGAGATGGTCTTATACTTCGACAAGCGTGGCTGGGACTACAAGGTAGCCTTGCCGCCCTTCGACTACATGGAGAGTTTCGTGGGCTGTAATGTCGCGGAACTGTCCAAGGATGCCGAAGTGGACATGTCTTACAGGTCTCAAGTGCCTGTGTCGGACTACGCGTCGGATGAAAAGTCTGTCTACGACAGTTTCCTAAAGTCGTTCGACCTCCCGGAGAATTCAAATTCGACAACTATAAATAAGGAGCTAAAATTGGACAACAAGAAATACGCTTCTTCCGCACTGGGACAAGGTAGTGCGAAGAGTATAGACTTCAAAAAGTTGAAGGCCAATGCCAGGCAACTAATGTTGAAGAAGTTCGAGGATCGGGTGCGAGCTGCTATGTCCAAAAACATGGGAGAGGACGATAAGAAGAAATTCGCTAAGTCGTCGTTCGCGGAGAATATAGAAGAGGTGAAAGAGTGGGAGGATGCCGGTGCAGACATAGATGATGAACTAGCGGACGCTATTAGAGAAAATGAGGAATTTCACAGCAAGGCCGATGAGTACGAGAAGCAACTGGATGAGCAGGAGCTGCGCGAGCAGCTTCGAGCACAGAGGGGCGACGAGGAAGAAGAGGTGCAAGCTGATTTGGAGGATTTCTTCAACTCTGCTTACGGAAGAGGTTGGTATGCGTATGTTGATATGTAATACTGATAGGTGGTTAAATCTCCGTAGGGTGACGTAAGGTTGTGGGCGTTTTGT